CGCGTCGATTTCGTTTTGGTCGTAGGGGGTTTTGAGGATGAGTTTGTTGTTTTCTAGGTAGAGTTTTTTCATGTTGTGTTTTTGATGTATTGGATTGCTTCTTCGGTTGGGAGTAGGAGGAGGAGGGTGTTGGAGTGGTTGATGATGTATTGGCAGTCGTGTTTGGTTCCGCTGTAGAGTACGAATCGTTCGTGGGGGTCTAGGACTGCCCAGTTGTGGTCTTTTTCGGTCATGTTAGAGTTCGTACATGTCTTCGGGGAGTACGGGTGGTAGGGGGTTGTGTTTGTGCCATGCGAAGGTGTCTACGTACATTGGTGTTCCTTCGCCTATCCACGCACAGTAGATGTTGAATTCTGCGTATTCGATGGCTTCGTCGTCGGTGAGGCCGTCGTTGGTCAGGATTTGGTGTACGGCGGCTTTTTCGTAGACGGCGATGGTGTGGCCTTTTCGTTCGGTTATGCCGATGAGGGCTTCGTCTAGTCCGTCTGCGATCATCGTGTCGGGGTAGATTTCTTCTAGTTCTTTAAGGATCTTCTTGTACTTGAGCATGTTTCTATGATAGGTGGGGGTGTGCTTTTTGTCAAGGTGTGGTTTCGAACGTTTGTCTGAAAAGGTCGTAGCGTTTTGGTATCCATCGGAAGAGGTGTGCGGTGAGGTAGAACCAGAAGGTGATGAGGGCTGGTTGCCCAATTTTTGATTGGGAGAATTTGTAGAACGCTGCGGACAGGGTAGGGTTTTTGGTTTTCATCGCAACGATGTCGTATGCGGCGATGTATGCGATTAATCCTATCCACGCTATTTCACCGGTTTTTGGTGGTTTGTTTGTTTGGGGTGTTGTTTGTGTAGGTACCATAGTTGTATCTTACTACACTTTTTGATAGGAGTTTTTGTCTGTGAGCTACCGTAATCATACTTCTTCTGGTTATGTTAAACGTTTCAAAGTTATGAAGGGTTCGCAGGGGGAGGTGAGTAAGGGTTTTAAGAAGGCGGGTAAGAAGCGTGATGACGTGGTTAGGTGTAAACAGAAAAACCCTCCCGCTTAGGGGAGGGTTTTGTCTTTATGGGCGTCCTTGCCCTCTGTAGCGTTTGCTGTAGTGTTTGGAATTCTTGTTTCGGGACTGCTTGTTTTTTGAGTGCTGCCCTTTTCGGCTGATGTTCTTCGGATTGTATGTGTTGCTTCCTAGCTTAGCCATTTTCTTTTTCCTTTTTTTGTGGCGGCATCTTGTGACCTTTGGGGCATGTTGCTTTTGCGCCGGGAGGCCCACCTATTGAGATGTCGCATTTTTCGCATCTGTATGTGATCATTGTGTCGTTCATGGCCGTTCCTTGAGTCGGTGTTTATTATAGCACTGTTTTTATTGAGTGTTGTTACTCGTTGAGTTTATGCTATTTGTATGACTGATAAGGATCGTATTATTGCATCTTTGTTTTTGATTGAGCAGTGTTCTCCTGATGTGTTTTGGGAGAAGGCGGCGTATTTGCTGCGCTCCGGTTTGTCTAGTAAACCTTTTGACGTTTCTCAGCTTGTGTCTTAAGGGGCTACTCGCCCATTGTCGATAAAGTGGCCGTATGTGATAGGCATGGCTGCTTGGAAGAATTGTTCTAGCCCGTCTGCGTACTGACGGATTTCCCATTGAGCGGTTTCGTCACCTCGGAGGTTGATGAAGTTCATCAGTGCCCGTGCGTTGGTCGTGGCGTAGAACTCACTGTAGGTAGCTACTGGGAGTACCATGCGTGCTACTTCTTTTGCCACGCCTTCTTCTAGGAGCTTCTCATATGCGTAAAAGCTTCTGTTGTAGGCGGTCTTGATTTGCTCCATGGAAGGCTTGTAGTCGTCCATCGGCTCGAATGTGTACGCTCCGGGCTTTCCTACCTGTGTCCGCATTTGTTCTGCGTCAGGAATATACGCTTCAGTCGTCATCTGGGAGTACCGGCCCGAGTATTCGTTGTAGGACCAGCCGATGCGGTGACGGAACCATTCTCGCACTACGAAGATGGGTGCCTTGATGTGGAACCTGAAGAAGTTGTGTTCAAACGGGGTTCCGTGCTTTTCTCGCATCAGGAAACCGATGAGGCCCTTGTCTCGTTCGCTGAGTTGTTCGGTTTGGATTCCGAAGCTGACTCGTGCGGCGTTGACTACGCTTAGGTCGTCGGCGCAGGCTGCGTCAAGACGGATGAACCCGTTGTCTAGGATCGGGATTTCCGTCATTCGGTTAGCCACTCCTTGTGCGCCATGGTCCAGAGCACAGTTCGCTTGAATGATTCTTCTAGCCCGATCGGAGCGGTCCAGCCGTGCTCCTTGAGCTTGCTGCCGTCTAGAGAGTAGCGCAGGTCATGACCGGGACGGCTGGTGTGGTAATCTACCATCTCGTACTTTGGTGTGGTATTAAGAATATCACCGATCATCTTTACGATCTCTAGGTTGTTGATCTCCTGCTCACCTGCAACGTTGAATCGCTGAATGTCCGGTGTGAATTCAGCGTCGCTGTACATTATGGGGTCTACGTTTTCCAACAGGTACTGAACGGCATCGGCGTGGTTTCGTGCGTGGAGCCACACTCTTGATCCAATGTCCCATGCCCACTCGTCGCCGTCTCCGGGGCGTCCGTGGACGTGAATGGTTTCGTTGTTGACGATTCGACGGATCACCATCGGCACATACTTCTCGGGGTGCTGACGTTCACCAAAGTTGTTCATGGTGTTGGTGATAGTGATTGGGACACCGTAGGTGCGCCAGTAAGAGTAGGCGATTGCTTCCTGCGCCGCCTTAGATGCCGAGTACGGGTTGGAGGGGCGGTGTGGTTCCCCTTCAACATGGTCGTGCCCTAGCGGGGCGGGGCCGTACACTTCATCGGTTGATACTTGAATAAACTTTTCTGGCTCAACGTAACGGGCGTACTCTAACATGTTGAGAACGAGGTTTACGTTGTTTTGTACAAAGTCAACCGGGTGAGTGATGGACCGGTCTACGTGAGAGTCCGATGCCATATTTACTATGTAGTCGATGTCACCTAGCTTTTCGATGAGCTGGGAGTGCACTGGTGATCGAAGGTCATGCCAGACGACTTCTACCCGTTTCGGGTCGTAGCCGTCCATGTCAGTTAACCTTTCAATACGGCCTGAGAACCGCAAGGCGTCCATTACTACAATGTCCCAGTCGGTGTTCTTCAGCCAATGTTCAACGGTGTGTGATCCGATGAAACCTAGGCCACCGGTTAGTAGTACTCGCTTGCTCATATTTTCCTTTGTGTTAGTTCGTTGGGGATCAGCCCCGTTTGGGACTGACCCCCTGCTTTTGAAAATACCCGTTTGTGTGTTTACTTTTGTATTTTTAAAAGCGTGTTTTTACTATATGCGATGTGTTTGAAAGTGTCAAGTCACCAGGGCGTGACATCATCATCAAAGTCGTCGTTTTCCAACGCTTCGTTGAGTTCTTCATCGCTGCGGGTCTGTTGCGAATCGTTGTACTGCGAGAATTCGACAACCTCAAACGGCCATGTGGTGCCTCGCTTGCAGAGTGCAGGCCACTCTCGTGCTTCGCGCTGACCACGGTAATGCTTGAATTCGATCAGTTCAGGATCGGTAGGGTCCGGTGCTAGCGCAATACCAAACTCGGACCAGCGGGACCAGACGGCTGAGCCGAACGGACGCAAGTCTCGTTGACCGCCTGATCCTAGTGGGGCGTGATGTTCAATCCATAGTGCACAGTTGTAGGTGTGCCGGATGTAGTCTAGGAACTTTGCGATTTCGATTGAGACTGATTCTGCTGTACGCCCACCGGGGTCAATGAATGCCTTGTAGAGCGGACCGAAGAACACAATGTCGGGTTCGATCGTGGCCACATATTCTTCGACTAGAGAGCGGTCGCTTGCGGTCAGCAAGTTTACTCCATCCGGCTTCATCATCAGATGGGCGTCCATGCTTTCGTGCTTGTCATACCACTTGATCTTGTCGTAGATACGCATAGACGTTCTACGGATAATGCGTTCAGGGTTTTCAAGGTCGATCATGAGTGTGCGTGCGGGCTTCATTGCGTCCCGCCGGAACGGGTGAATACCTGCGGCAGACATGAGCGCTACCTGTCGTGCGAGTGTTGTTTTACCTGCGCCTTCGGCAGCTACAACGATGACTCGCTCTTGGCGTTCTAGGACGTTAGGAATAACCCAATCGTAAGATAGGTCTACGTCTGTTTCTAGGAACGGCGTCCATTCAACAAGGCTGCCCTTGTCACGGTTTTCGGATTCTCCGTCTGACAGGAACGCATCTAGGCTTGAGTTGATTTTGCCCAACACTAGCGATTCTGACAGCTTGTCTTCTTCGATCGAAGAAAGGTCAGTAATTAGCTTTTGGAGAGCGCTAGGCTCAGCGCTGGCTTCTTCGGTTCCCTCGTAGCTTTCACTATCGAACGGCACTAGTGATTCGGCTAGCGTTTCTCCAGCAGCTAGCAGATCAGCTACGTCCTTGTGCTTTCCTGGCTTAAAAACCTTTACGTTGCATCCAGCATCGGTTAGCTGCTTATTGACAGACCTGGCGTGAATGTAACCGGCGTGGTCGTTATCGCAAATGATGATTACGTTGCCGCCAGCTAGAGCTTCAGTGTGGTGAGGCATCCACTTGTTCTGACCTTCAGCTCCAGCGCCACCAGGGTTAGTGGTTGCAACCTTACCTACAGATTCCAAAGCGTGTACGTCCTTCTCGCCCTCTACGACGTATACCGGAATACCTTCTGCTTTAGCTGCGATTACTTGAGGAAGTCGATACAGCGGCTTCTTCAGCTTGGACGTGCTCCAATTCCATCCGCCCTGATTATCGGGCTGGCGTTGACGGAACGTCTTCTTTCCGTTTTCGTCCACGAAACGCAGCACTTCCATGATGAGACTGCCGTCTTCATCAAAGTACTTGTAAGTGTCCTGTAGTTCTAGCTTTGCTTTTTTCGGCGGCTTAGTGTCTTTTGGAAAAAGATCACCGATCTCTACGCCGATCTCGGAACAGATCTGGTCTAGCTCACAACCTCCGCCCCTGAGGCACTTCATAAGTACCTGTCCCTGCTTGCCAACAGAGACTCGGAGAGATGGGTTGTCGTCATCGTTTCTACACGGGCATGTAGCGTCCCACTGGTTCTTGCCCGCCTTTTTGTGGTTGATACGTGACAGTACGTTATCAATTGGCTCCATGGCCGTACCTTTCTAGAATGTAAGCCTCACGTGTCTTTTCGTAGAGCGACGTAAACATAGCACGGTCGGAGTTGGTTGTCAACGCCGTGGCGTTAGATCCTAACTTTTTGATTGTTTCTGTCAGCACCGGATGAGGCTTTTCGTAATCGTATGTGCCGCTGTAAATTTTTTGCCCGATTGCTTGAAGGATAGTCCATGCTTGTTCAGGCTCCGGAGGGAGTTCTTCTGAACGCATGTTCGCTAGGACAAGAATACGAAGCTCGCCTGGGCGTGGCATCCATTTTCGGCCAGCAAGCCCAAGTTCTTTGACTCTGCTCTTCGTTTCTTCATATGGGAGATCTGAGATGTACTCCCAGAAACCTCGTGACCGTACAAGCAGGGTGTTGTTGTCAATGGGCTTGTCCCATGTGACGCTCAGTAGCTCTACGATCTCTTTACACTCGCTCTTTTCCATAGTTACAGGTTATCTCGCTTTGGTGAGGATGTCAATACGATAAAGCAAAAAGCCCCCCTTTCGGGGGGCCTTTCACCGCTCAATGATTAGCCATCACTCTACTATTAAGCTCTAAAAGTCTTCGAATGGGTCGTTGGACGGGAAGCCTCCACCTGCGGCTGCAGGCGTCGGCTGATTCTGGACTCGCTGACCGCCACCGCCAGAAGCCCCACCACGCTGACGCTCAAGCGAAGCAATACCGTACGAGTTCACCGCAATCGTGTCGGCAATAACCTCAACAGTTGACCGCTTCTGGCCAGTCTCCTTGTCTTCCCAAGAGCGCTGCTCAAGGCGACCCTTGATGACGACAGGTAGTCCCTTCTCTAGAACACGTGCGCCATGCTCGGCGGTGTTCCGCCAAGCGACCACGTTGAAGAAAGAAGTTTCTTCCTGCCACTCTCCGTTAACTTGATAGCGGCGGTTCGATGCGATTGAGAAAGTCAATCGGGCTGCACCGTTACTCGCATGCTTGACTTCTGGGTCAGAAGTCAGGTTACCTGTAATTACTGTGTCTGCATTGCTCATGTTCGTCTCCTTAGATCGGTAGTGTTTAGCAGATATTGATAGATTATAGTGGTTGACGTGGTTTGTCAAGACCAGTTTGTGGAATTTTGTTTTTCTGTGGTGTAGACTATCTGTTATGAGTCCTGAAAAAGCCCAAGAGGCATTGCACGCATATTTTGTAGACACGCTGGTTGATCTAGCTGATCCGTCGCCGTCCGAGGAAGAAAACGTTCGTGGCGACATGGAAGGCGTCATGAACATTATTTTTGAGGGTCTCGGTGTTGAGGTTGTTTCGTCAGATGCGAATCAGGTTTTATTTTCTGTAACGTTTTGATTGAAACGAGATGTGTTCTAGAAAGTGGCGTCTGCACATAACGTGGTAGTCAACGAGTTCGGTGTTGTCTACGATTGTGTCACTTCCGGTATTTGCTTCTTCTCCACCGATAAACAGTCCGTTGTGGGTGGCGGGTTTGCCACACCAACATCTCATTCCGTTTTTTAGATGGTGAACATTGTCAGCGAGTTCGATTAGACGCTTAGAGGCAGGGAACATCTCACCTTTGTACGTAGTGAGTAGGCCATATGCGTACACGTTGACTCCGCGGATATCTGCTAAGAAAGCAAGTTCTTCCACCTGTTCTATTGTCAGGAATTGTGCTTCATCGACAAAGATGTATTTGATTGTTTCGCTGGTGCTTTGTTCCTGACTGTCAATGAGGTCAGAAATGTACTGATCGTCTCTAATGTTGATGGCCCATGCTCTTTGACCGAGCCTGCTGGTGCATACAGAGTCGCCTTCTCTGTCGTTTTTGCTCAATAGTATGGTTTGATAGGGGAAGGCGTTATCAATGTTGAAATGGGCTTGCAGTAGGTGGGTTGTTTTGCCCGACGCCATGGTCCCTGTCATAAATACTAGCTCACCCATGTTGCCTCTCTTTTGTAAGTTAAGGTTATTTTACCTTATTCTTGCTGAGCAGAGTTCCACACCGCTGAACGGTTGGGGTTGTAGTTGGGGCTTACTGTTGCGGGGGTGGGGGTGAATCCCGAGATGCCCGGGGCGCTGTAGACCTTTTTTACTGAATCGCCGCATGTTGGACACTCCGTCAAGGAGTCTTCGGACATGTTTTGAAACTTTTCGAAGTGCCCGCATTGAGGGCAAGAGTAATTGTATGTAGGCATAAACGTTATTATAGCGAATCTCTCAGAAAGGTCAAACGGAGGCCAGATACAATAAGTGTAGTGTGTTTTACTTTTTGTATTTGGGCGGTCGGCTGTGTTGAAAAAATTTTCAAAGTCATTTAAACGTATGGCTAAAGCTTCTTTTGCGCTACTTTTAATCACAGCATGGATGGCTCCGGTGCCAGCAGCAGCAGCGACATACACAGTCACCGAAGAATCTGACTGGTATTTCGAAGTTTCGCAGGACAATACCGATGTCGTTATCTACGGTAACTCCAACCGGTCCTGTACGGAATCCGGTGCTGATCCATATTTATGGGTGTACGACCTGTCGGGAACCCTTCTAGCCAACAATGACGACGGCAATCACAACAGCACAGATCAGTGTGTTTCGTCAAAGATCGACACCACGCTGGATGCAGGCGTTTATCGACTTCGAGCGGGATATTGCTGTAGTCAGGTGACTTTGGGATACGACGGATACGACTACGGACTTATCACTGACCTGACGCTTGCAACAAACTTCAGCACCTACAACGGTGTCCGCTTCACTTATACGCCCGCATATATTGAGCAGACTATTAACGTTTCTTCATACGCAGGAGAGATTGATTCAATTATTGTTACCCCTCTTGTTAAACGGTCCTACGATGTGAATGACTACGTTGCGACACAATATGCCGCATACGATTCTGCTGGGAACGTGCTTCAGGGCAACATAACTTCGTCTGCTCCAACATCTTGGGTTGAGGTTCCTTCCTTTTGGTTCTCAGCGTCTACCTCTACGAATGTGCAAGATTCAACATCGTGGGACACAGTAAAGATTCGTATCTGGGCAAAAGATGGCGAAGGTTGGGGAGGGAACTACGGAACCGAAATCAAAGAAGTCGCTTTCAAAGCAAAACTTGATGGGAGCACCGAATGGACAGACCTCACCAACCTGCTCACTAATCCTCAGTTCAACTCTATTAACAGTAACTCTGCCCCGAATGGCTGGTCGTCTAATGCTTCGTGGGACACATGCCAAGGTTTGGATTCTTCTACACTTTGTGGTTTTGTTCAAAACACTTGGACGTGGGCTACACCAGTAACCACAACAACGACCACAACTACAACTACAACTACCACAACAGTTCCGCAATCAATCGGCCCACCTATGAATCTAACCGGTGAAATTACTGCAGATGGAGTGTTTCTAGATTGGGACGCACCCGACACCGGTAATGTTGACCCTGAGCGTTACGCTATTTCGTTTAGAATCCCACCTGACGCTGGATGGGGTGTCGCAACAGGGAACGTGGGGGATGAGAATGCCCTTAATACGGAATACACACTTCCTTTTAGCCTCTTTGAGCAGACGGGCGGTCTTGGTGAAGATTATGTGTTTGACGTTCGATCTGACAATGACACGCTTGCACTTTATTCAGGATGGTCTACTCAAGTAACACTTACTGTTTCAGAACCCGTTCCGCCTACAACAACTACCACGGCCACAACCACCACTACTACCACAACAACGTTGCCTCCGACGACAACAACTACTACTACAATACCTGTAACGACAACAACGACGTTGCCGCCTACAACTACGACGACGGTAGCGCCTACAACTACAACGACGGAGGCACCGCCATCTACCACTACGACGACAACATCAACGACTACAACCCTACCGCCTACGACGACTACGGTAACCCCAACTACGAGTACTTCTTCAACGACAAGTACCACAACTACCACAAGCACGACAACAACGCTGCCGCCAACGCCGACAACGACGACGCTGCCGGTAATAACGACCATTCCACCGACACCTGAAGAAGAAAAAGCCGCTGAAACTAAAGTGGAGTTTGAGGAACTCGGTATTGATACTCAAGGCGTTGAATTGCTTGAGGTTGATGAAGCAGAAGTCAAAGTTGTGGAACAACTAGACGAGCTTGATGAGAAACTTGCGGAAGATTTCTTGAATGTCGTTGACGGTGAAATCACCACGGAAGAAATCGAAAGCCTTGTCACTGACGAAAACTTTGACAACATCTCTGACGATGCCAAAGTTGTTCTCGTCGCTGCCGTTAACGAAGCCGACGACGAAGTAAAGGCAGAGTTTGAAGAGACTGTAGATATCTTTGACGATGAAGCTTTTAACGAATATGTCGCTGAGGGGTCTGTAGTCGATACGGAAACTCGGCGTACCGTTGTTGCGGCTGCCGCAGCGGTATCTGTAGCCGCTGCTGCGACATCTGCTGGTCCTGCTGGTGGAGGTGGTGGCTCTTCCGGTGGGGGAGGTGGAGGAGGCCCAGGCGGTGACTCTGGTGGCGGTAAAGGTAAAAAGGGTAATTCTAGAAGAAGGTCTCGGTGAAAGGAGGCACCATGAAAAACATAATCAAAGTAACAGTAGGGGCCGTCCGTCGTATGGGTAGAGAAATGCTCTATCTTGGGTGGACTTTAGCAGGCACCGGGTTGGTGCTAATCACTTTGTCATCAACCACGTTAACGCAGGGAATATATATTTCTCTTGCCGGTCTTGCACTACATTTGATGGGTACTGTATTAGACTATGTGGATGATGAGAGAGAAAATGAAAGCAACTAATCAACTTGTGTGGAACACGGTAGGCCGTATTGCTGCAGTGTTCTGTATGAATGCTATGGCTATTGTTGGTAGCTCTAGTCTTATTGGTGGTATTGATCCGTGGAAGGCTGCCGTGTTGGCGGGCGCTACGTCGGCTGCGACTGTTATTCAGAAGCTCGCAGCAGCGTATGCTGATGACGGAAAGGTTACTGCTGATGAGATTGATGCAGCATTTAGCATGACACAGCCTAAGAAACACTAAGGTAACGTTTACATAAATCTGCATCTGAGCGCCAAAAGATTATGCAGTACAATATATGTAGAAGGAATTCCTTCTAAAACTATTCCCTAATAAGGAGAAATGTAAATGGATATGAACATGTACAAGCAGGTTGCAGAACGTGCCGCTATGACATTCATTCAGACTTTTGTCTCAATGTTTGTTGTTACCGACATGGCCTCAGCCAAAGGTGCTGCGACTGCCGGTGTGGCTGCCGCACTTTCAGTACTGAAGTCATTTGTCGCCACCAAGGTTGGCGACAAGTCCTCTGCTTCACTCGTCTGAAAGTAGACAGCACCGCTTGACGGAGCTATCTAGCAGGTGTTAATATAGATAAAGTTGAGCGGTAAGTTTTTAGCTCCTTTTGTACTTATCCTTAACGAGTGGAGGTCCCCGGCTTTTTGGTCGGGGACTTCTTCTTTGTGCGTCGCTTAGGAATGTGCTTGATCCGCTCCACGGGCAGCGAACGATATTGTTCACGCCCGTAGGAGCCGCCGTACACATCAACCCATTCTGAGATCGGGTTAAACTTGGTGTTGACGACGTGGCGTTTGAACGTGAAGACTCCGCGCTCGCCCCTCACCCTGCACTTGTCGCCAGAGTACAACGTGACCTGAGGAGAGATGGTGAAATGATTTTCAATCACCCATCCCTCTGGCGGCTGGACCGGAACCTTTGCTTTCTTAACTTTAGGCATGTTGCTATCTCCTTTTCGTAATACGTAGTGTATAGCGAAAGAAGGTAAACACCAATCTGTCTAGGAAATATTTGGAAGAGCAGAGTAGATTGTGTCTGCAATCGTTTCTCTAACATCGGGGTTTTCATCAAGGTACGTCTTGGTGTTGGCTCGACCCTGGCCGATGTTTTCGCCCTTGTATGCGTACCATGCGCCCTTCTTGTCGATGATTCCCATCTCTGTGGCGATGTCAACGATGTCGCCGGTACGGTTGATTCCTTCGCCGTAGGTGATTTCAAATTCGGCCTGACGGAACGGGGGAGCAACCTTGTTTTTGACAACTTTTACTCGGGTCTTATTTCCGGATGCTTCGCCACCGTCTTTGAGAGTTTCAATGCGTCGAATATCCAAACGGACTGACGCATAAAACTTCAGCGCCTTGCCGCCTGTCGTAACTTCTGGGGACCCGAACATGACACCAATTTTTTCACGCAGCTGATTGATCATAATCAGGATGGTGTTTGAATGGTTTAGGTTTGCGACAATCTTACGCATGGCCTGAGACATAAGGCGGGCGTGAAGACCAACGTGGCTGTCGCCCATCTCTCCTTCGATCTCGGCTCGGGGAGTAAGGGCCGCAACTGAGTCAACGACGACCACATCTAGAGCACCTGACTCAATAAGCTTGTTTGTAATTGTAAGGGCTTGCTCGCCGGTATCTGGCTGGCTAACCAAGAGGTTGTCTACGTCGCATCCAATAGCTTTAGCATAGATCGGGTCTAGTGCGTGTTCTGCGTCAATGAAAGCGCACTTGCCTCCAAGCTTCTGCGCTTCTGCGATAACATGCAGAGCAATAGTGGTCTTGCCTGATGACTCTGGACCGTAAATTTCAGTGACTCGTCCCTTGGGCAGCCCGCCTGCGCCTAGTGCAAGGTCTAGGGCAATGGAGCCAGTTGAGACGGTTTCGATTTCCATAGATGCTGCGTCGCCTAGGCGCATTACTGTGCCAGCACCGAACTGTTTTTCAATTTGCCCTAAGGCATCTTCTAAAAGTTTTTCTCTATCTACCATGTTTCTATTGTATGTGTCTAGTGGATGCACGTCAAGTGTGCTTGTAGAATAAATGTATGGAGAAACGCGGCCCAAAGCGACTTGTCAAAGATGCGATCCGTGTCGGTGAGTATGGTGATACTCATTGGCGCTTAGTGCTGTCGTGTTCTCATGAGCTAGATAGTAAACGGAAGCCGAAGGTGGGTGAAGACAAAGTTTGCTGCAAGAAGTGTATTTCCTCTGAATCACTTGCTGTTGTAACGGCTCCCGCAGAGCTTGTCTATGATTTACTTGATCCTGAAGATCCTATGGCAGAGTTGAAGGCAAAGGCCACGATTGCTTCGCATTTTGATGTGTCTTTGGACCAGATTGAGCTGAGGGGCAGTACTGCGACTATATTTATTGATGCTCAACAGTTGAGGAATATTTTGAGATGACTGATTTTTTACCTGTTGAGGAAGATGAGGACTTTGCAACTTGGGAGCGATTTAGGGATAACCCGGAAGTTCGTTGGGTGTTCAATAAGTTGGAAGTCGCTTTACGTCAAGGGCTGGAAGCTGGACCGGCTGGATGTGCTCCACGGTATGAAGGTTTTTACATTCATCGCCCTGTTTACAATTTATTTGGTATGGGTATTGAAGCATCAAAGTTTGTTTATGAGTCGCAGATGGAGGAAGACTTTTTGAACAATGCCGTAGTACCTCCCGGTAGCTTTTGGTGTGAGTGGCTAGAGGGTCCACACCTATCTATTGACTTTCAAAAGGACTCCCAGGGTGATTGGCATACAGTGTCGGTATGGGAAGGATTCCATTCGAGCGATGATAACTTAACTAGGTTTAGTCATTGGGAAAGACTTCCCGAAACAGATGTTCCTGATATTAACCAATGCTCACATTTCATAAATCTTGTTGATTTGCCTGTCAACGGTATCAATATTGAAACTCGGGAAGGCTTTATTACTGAGATTCATTTACGCCATGGCAACGACCCGTTTGAAACTCTTCCGGTCGGTACACGAATTACGCCTATTTGGCAGGACATGGATATTCCTGAAGGTGGCGTGTTTATGCCGAACCTGCATGAAGACTTAGAAAAGTACTCTGCGCATGGTCATTTGTCGGATGTGCGTCGAGGGTTTGTCATAGAGACGCCTTGACAGTTAAATTTTGCAGTCGATAAAGTTTTCTCGGTGCCTGCGGTAATACAGTAGAGGTTCAGGCACATTTGATACCGTAGCCCCGAGGGCTAGCATCCTGTCCCACAGCGCCCAATCTTCACATGCGGCGTTGCCTACAGCGAACTGCTCGTGTGCCACGTAGCCTGCTTCTTGACCGATAGATGTACGATACATCATTGATCCGTGGTGACCTTCCCACCGCCAGTAGACATCTCCTTGTCTCATAACATCTGGAAGCTTTGCGTCTCGATGACCCATCTTGTGTTCACCAGTCACCATAATGTGATACGTGACAATATCTGTATCTTGCTTCAGTAATGTTTCCACTGCGTCTGAACGTAGCCAGTTGTCTGCACCGATGAACATGGTGTATTCGGTGTCTACTTTCATCAACATGTCTTGAAAGTTGTCTACGGTGCCGAGGTTTTTCTCTCGTAGGGTGTATTCGACTTCAGGGTAAACAGCGGGCAGGTGCTTGCAGTCGCCTACGCCGTCGTCTACAAATAGGATCTTTGCAGGCTGAACTGTCTGGGACAGAATGCTTTCGATACAATGAGCGGCTAAGTGCCCATAATAATATGATGCGATTACTACAGTTAACATATTAGGGAATCCTAGTTGGGTCGATTTGTTCTACAACACTTCCATCTGACAGATAGTCAGGGTAGTCTTTTACACTATCAGATTTACAGAAGCCGTTCATGTACGTCATTCTTGGACTATCTGAAACATTAGCCTCGCTGCCGTGAACAATTTTTACTGACCAGATTAGCACGTCACCTTTATTTGCCGTGTACTTAGTTCCTGAAAGGTTTCCGCGCTCAAACTGACGTAAGTCTGGTGGGCGATCAAACTCCGGCCAAAGATGTGAGCCTTCTATAAACTCCACGGCCCCGTTAGTCTCTGTTATGTCATCTACGGCAATAACGGTTTGTAAGTAATCAGTTTCCACCGTCTTTGCAAACTGTGAGCTTTCGCGGAAGATCGTATCTCTATGCCAAGCAAAAGTATCTTTGTCTCCGGCTTCCCTGAAGTAAACTTGATTGTTGATTTGTCTAACGTTCCGACCTAAAAGCTCTTTTACAAGCGATACCATTCTCGGGTCAATGCGGATAGAGTTTAAGTAATCGCTAGCTAATGCCGGAAAGAAGATTAATGACTTTTTGTTGTGTGCCTGTTCGCTAGGAACGTGGGGATAGCCGGATGATTGTATCTGCTCATCTGAAACAGCATACGCTGCGCTCTTAATAGCATCGCACTCTGCGGGCGTGAACACAGAAGGGATTTTGACAATACCCTTTTCGTATAATTCACCCTTTTCGTATAATTCGTTTAACCTAGTCGAACGATACATAGTCACTGTAAATTTTGTAATCGGCGTCTTCAGCAAATTCGTTACGGACACCCTGCGTTACGGAATACGCTTTCTCATAGCCTGCAGCTTTCACAAGGGCTACAACTCTGTCATCGTACTCGCCGTAAGGATACCTCAAATATTTTGTAGGAAAGGGTGCGGTAATTTCTTTGATGATATCTCGATCGGAAAGCTTCGTCAAGTCTCTATGCGACCACGTATGCCAACCAATCTCAAAGTTGTACAAAGAACACAACTGCTTCACTTGAGATAGTGTGCAGTACCTCTCTAGCTTTGGTACATGTTCTAGGTCGAAAGTGTTATCTTTCCCCATTTCGTTTCCCATTACGAACATGATCCCTGACTTGCCTTCTAAAATGTCTTGGTTTTCAAAAACGTTTAAGTATACGCCGTCGAAACCGATCGGTTCACCGCACGCCAGGATTTGCTCCCGTGTGTGATAGTTAGAGTGCTTTTCTGTCCCAATGTTGTGGGCAAGTCTCATCGGTACTCCCAAATATCAATTACATGTAAGTATTCACGGTACTGAATTTCAAAGTGACGTATGCGGGTGCCAAAGTTGTAAGGTTTCAACCAGCTTTTGATTCCGGCAATCATGACCAACGTTTCGTGCGTGTCGGACGCTGCTTCATGAATCAAGTTAGCCATCGCCGCATGATCATACTGCTCGTAGAGAACACCTGTAGCAATAACCAGATCGTACTTGCTGTCGATTTCTGTTACCCGTTCTACCCCGTCAGGAAGACGCTTGGCAGCAGCGTCGCTTATTTCAAAAGCGTGCTTTTCGATCGCTGGAAGGTCCTTGGTTATCCAGCCTTCTCCAGCCCCAATATCAAGTGCTCGGCTAAAGACTGGGCCTACGTCTTCTAGGACGGCCATATAGAAGTTCTTACGGTAAAGATCTTCGGGGTCTTGCTGGTAGTTCCAGGGGTCACTGTCTTCGTACCAGTTTTCGAGTTCTTGCTTAGTCTGCATGGTCTTATTGTATCCTGGGGGCTGTATTTAGGCAATAAGGTCCCTCCCGTTCGTGTGGTAGTTGCTGCTACTCACAAACGGCATAGGCGAACCCGTATCTTCATTCTCAGGTCTGTTCACTGCATCGACCCCAAGCACCGCCTATTTTTTCAGCGATGCCCACTCTCCCTAGATATGGCTCTAGTAGCCCGTGTGCCGGAACCGCATGGGCGTTTGCTTGTTCCGAACCTGTTCCTCAAGGCTTGATGTTCTACGTGCAGGGACTGGCGTACTAGCAGGTACGGGGTTCCAGTTTATCGTGTGATCCATATCGTTCCTCTTTGGGCAGGCGTGCCCTCTTTTTCTTAAGTGTTAGTACCAGTTGCGTAACGAGTGTAACCCACCGGTCCTGTAGTGAACGTTTATGTCATCGGGATTTCCCGGCGTCAGTCTTGTGGCGTGAGGCTCCTTCTGTAGTTTGCAGGTAGCCTACCGTTCTGGTTGGTGTCGGTCAAGCCACGTTTCTTCTGGTTTGCTTGACACGAAACATTTATAATATTTTTGTTACTGATCGAAAAGGAGTCGAATGTTTTCAGTTAAGTCACCGTATTGGTTCAAAAATTCTCCGTGTTCTGGGCAAGATCGTTTATTTTTCTCAAGTAAGTCCTCGAATCGGCGTCTTGCTGTCAAGGTATGTAATTCTGAATGCGATAATCGTTCTGAGTGTCTGAAGTTTGCGGTTTCAGAAGGAATTACCATCGGTGTTTGGGGAGGTAAAACAGGACCGGAGTTAGCAAGGCTGGTGGAACATGATGCTGGATGACGAGGCTATTTCCCACGATACTTTAGCCGTGCTTGAACGCAGCGGCACCAGAATCCAGTTTGTTGTCAGCAAAGCTGTTACTCTTGATAGCAAAGATTACAAAGTGTTGTTGTGGGACGAAGATTACATGCTGATTGGTCTTGCTGACGAGTTTTTAAATTCAGAGTTTGATTCAAAAATTGTTTCGGACATCATTCGGGAGCTTGATGAGCTAGAACCCAACCAAGTCGATCAAAAAGAGTATGTTCGTGAACGTTCTAAAGAGTTATTGATTGAAGCTTTAGAAAACATTATTGATGCTTTGATACTTGCAGAAGATGCCCCTACAGAGACCACCAACATTGACATTTTGATTGACAAGCTCTTGGAAGAAGACTAAAATAGGCTTGTTACTATTTACTTAGGCTTGTTACTATTTACTAAGGAAACATAATGTCTGTATTAGAGAATCCGACGCACTCACTGCAAGAAGCTTTCACGGCATTGCGAAGTTTTGAGAGCGACATCCGAGAGATGGGTGGCATCTCAAACTTGGATTACGCATCTGTTGAAGAGATGATGCAGCTTGCTAGCGACGCTCACCTAGTTAAGTCGTACGCTACTGAGTTGTTTAATGAGCTTCAGTCTATGCTGACTGAAAAGATTGGCAGTCTACCAACTCCCGTGACCGTTGATGGGGGCACGGTAGAGATTAAGTCTGGTTCTGCTCGCAAAACGTGGGATCATAAGGCGCTGATGAACGAAGTTAGTCGCCGGATCGTTGATAAGAGTGTGGATATGGAGACCGGCGAAATTACCATGTCGTCGCAGGAAATGATTCAGCACGCTATGGAGTACATGGGTGTTTCTTATTGGAAGGTCGGTAACTTGAAAGATCTCCACATTGACGCAGACGACTACTGCGAAGTTGGAGAACCGAAGAAGAGTCTAGTTATTAGGAGAGATAAGTGAGTATTTTGCAAGCATTGTCGGAGCCTTTTCCGCGAGAAGTTGAGCGCCAGCTAAAGAAGGGCGGCGCTTCTCTAACATACATCCCGGTTAGTGAAGTCATCACGCGCCTAAACAAGGTACTGGGTGTAGACATGTGGTCGTATGAGGTTGTCTCTTGTGCGAGAGACTCACTAGACCCTGACTATATTGTGGCTCATGTCCGTCTGACGACCACGTTTGTTCCCACAGACAGCGCTCCTGCCCTTACCGTCGTCAAGGACGGCATCGGTGGGCAGAAGATTAAGCGCACACGGGCTGGAGACATTGTTGATCTGGGCGACGAAATGAAAGGTGCCGTTTCCGACGCCCTCAAGAAAGCGGCGCAGCATCTCGGCGTCGGCATTTATCTCGCACGTTCTGAAGAGGCAATGAATCTCGAATACGTTGAAGAGATGTCTGATCAGCCTGTGGCGGAAGAGCATTTTACAAAGCTACGAGAACTTCTTAACTCACTAGATCAGGAACATGCTGCAAAGTGCAAGGAATATTGGGCGACCATTTCGGAAGGCAAAGAGTTTGTGAACGAAAACGTCACCAACGATCTTCTTCAGAAGATTTTGGTTTTTGTAAAGTCGCTACGTAACGCTGAAGCACAATGATGCAGAGTCCTCTACCGATTGATCCGGTACCTTATGAGTTCCCGAAGTATATGTCGCCAAGTTCGATTAGTACCTTTCAGCAGTGTCCTCTGAAGTACAAGTATGCCAAGCTAGACAAACTCCCAAGTGTTTCCACAGAACCTCAAGTCCTTGGCTCTTTTGTGCATGAGGTGCTAGAGGAGTTATTTAAGCTTCCTGCGGAAGAGCGGACGGAAAAAGCTGCGAGCAGCCTTGCGAAGAGCTTGTGGGAGTCGAAGTGGGCTGATGAGTATTTTGGATTAGATGACCGTGACGATGATCCCAACAACTTCAAGTGGAAGGCGTGGTGGTGCATCGAAAACTACTTCGGTATGGAAGATCCCACGAAGTTTGACGCTGAAGGCATTGAAGCCAAGATGGACGGCGATATTGACGGTGTACCCATCTTTGGCATCATTGACCGTTACACGATTGAGGACGGCAAGCTAGTAATCTCGGATTACAAGACAGGTAAGAAGCCTCGCAAGCAGTACGAGTGGGAGAAGAAGATGCAGATCACGATCTACAGCATTCTTCTCAAAGAGATGACAGGTATGGACGTTAAACGTGCAGAGTTGCTTTATGTCAAATCTGGCCAGTTTGCACGGTATGATGTAGACGAAGAGCTTGAGAACGCTGTTCGTGTTGAGGTTCGTAACACATGGGATCAAGTAAAGTCCATGTGTGAGTCGGGCGAGTTTGAAACCCGGACTGGCCCTCTTTGCAACTGGTGTGATTATCAGCATATCTGTCCTGAGTTTGGAGGCATCTGAGTCATGTCGCAGACCGATAACTTTGCAATGTTGGTGTCTGAAGACATCAAGAACAACGCTTCTCAGCAGGATAAAGATTTTCTTCGCCTCCCAGAGAATCAGGTAAAATGGAGAGATGCACTAATCACTATCGTTGAGACGGTCACTGCAAAGATCGCAAGTCTAGACGAAGAGATTTCTCGCCTTCGTGGAACATATACTACCTTCACGATCGACCCTGCTGCGGGGTTAGAAGAACAGCGCTACAAAGCAGCACGGTTTCGGTTTTATGCGGAAAAGCGTTTGGTCGAAGTAGACAGGTTGCTTACCCTCGGAGAAGAAGCCGACCCTGAACTGTCGCTTGCCACGTTTTTGCGAAATGCAATTGTAGCCCACAAGCAGTGGCATATAGATAACGACATGGTTAATTCAGAAGGCGATGATTGCTTGTATAAAGCTTTAGACGGGGTTTGGGGTTTCTAATGAAGATTGGGTTTGCTACGAACGACTGGTCTCGTAGTGCTACGGATGCTATGGGTCATCCCGTGATTGGTGGTTCTGGTTTTATTCGCATCGGTCAGTACATTAAGCCTTTGCGTGAAGCTGGTTATAATGTCGTGATTGGCATTTTGGCACAGAACAAGTTGACCGGAACGTTCGGTGTTCATTCGTGGGATGGTGTTGACTCATTTGATTGTGATGTGATTGTTATGCAACGTTACATGCACATGCAGGTGCTTCCTGACATGAAACGTGCGCAGGCTGCAGGTCAGATCATTTTGAATGATGTAGATGACTGGTACTGGGGTCTTAGTGATAAGAATCAGGCCAAGTCGGCGTCAGATCCTGAGGTGAACAAGAGCGAAAACGTTTTGTGGTATAAGAACATTTTGGAGCAGTGTGACGGAATCATTACGTCTACTCCATTTCTTCATCAAAAAATGAAGGAGTGGAATCCAAATACTATGCTGCATGGTAACTATGTGAATCGTTCAAAGTACACCACTCGTCGCATTCATGAAATACATAGCGGTAAGATGGTTGTAGGGTGGATGGGGTCCACTGCTCATAGAAGCGGTGATTTGGAGATTCTTCAGCCTTATTCAGATGCTATTAGCAAGTTTGCTACGTGGCATCACACTGGACACATGCAGGCTCCTAATATTCCTTTGTTCCATAAGGAAATTAAAGTTAGTGCGGGCTGTGTGACGACCCATCCCTTCTTAGCTCCTTATGAGCTGGAGAAGGGGTTCCTCTTTGATGTAGGGATCGTGCCGCTTACAAACATTCCTTTCAACCATGCCAAGTCTTATATCAAAGGTCTGGAGTATGCTTGTGGCGGCGTTCCATTTGTTGCTTCTTGGTCACCCCAGTATGAAGAGCTAGCGGAAGAGCACGGCATCGGTGAGATTGCTCGTGACCCGAAGGATTTCGTAAAGCTTTTAAAGAAGTACCAAGACGTTGATTATCGACAAGAAATTTCAGATTTGAATTGGAAGCGGGTCAAGAAATTTGATGTAAAAATTGGGGCGACTCGTCTTATCAAGACGATCAAGAACCTAGTGAAGCGTGCGAGATGAAGCGAGGTAAGCCTCTAAAGAGAACACCGTTGAAGCGTGGTAGTAGTCAGTTGAAGAGAACTCCTTTAAAGAAGCGTTCCGATAAGATGTCGGAAAAGTATGTGGGCCGTCGAAGCATTGTTAAGCAACTTCTGTCTGAACGCCCGCATTGTGAAGCTTGTTTGGTGTGGGCTTCTTACGATTATCAGACCGGCAATAGTGATTCTCTTTTCGTTAAGCATAATAAAAGTAAAGACATTCACGAACTTGTGAATAGGTCACAAGGCGGAAGCATCTTGGAGTATGAGAATCTACTGGCTGTGTGCAGGCCATGTCACAGTAGAATAACTACAGAACCTTTAATTTCTGAAATGCTTGGCCTTCATTTAAAAAGCACGTCAAACAAAATGTCGCATTTCCTCGAAGCAGAAAGGGTAAGAAATGCCTGGAAAAACGGAACTCCTGCAGAACCTTATTGGTTCAGCTCTAACTGAGCATCCCGATCTACTAGACGAAATCAACAGCCTATCTGGAGGGTTCGCTGATAGCGATCTTCCATTTTTAGATAGAGAGGAAGTTAACGAATCGTTTCTTTCTGATATCCAGAAGGGATGGAGGCATAACGGTGTTGTAATTGTTGACTCGTTGATTCCCGACGACATGATTGAAGCATACCGTCAAGACTGGATTCAGCATAATCGTGTCAACCATGATCGTCCTTTGGGCTACCCTGGCGAGTGTGCTTACTTTCAGGTAGAAAGTCTAATGAATATCGCTACCTATGCTCCATTAAGTAATATCCTTGAGCATCTTATTGGCGATCAGATGGGTATTCATTTGAACTTGACTGGTTGGAAGTCCACAGAACGGAACTGGCACCAAGACGGGTATTTGAATCCTGACACGAATAAGGATCATTACTTGGCTGTGTGGGTTGCATTGGATGATGTGCATGAAGATGCTGGCCCATTTGAGTATGTTCCGGGTAGTCATGTTCTTCCGGTTATTACGCAAGATGCAACAAAGTCTAGGTTAGAGCCTCATGAGCGAGATGATCCTAACTGGCCTAAGTACTCGGAGCGCTTCCTTACTCCCATGTTTGAAGACATCTTACATCGTGGCAACCTTTCGACTGAAAAGTTTATCGCCAAGAAGGGTGATGTATTAATTTGGCATGCACGCTTGATGCATCGAGGCGCAATTCCAAACAATCCAGACTTGTGGAGAGAGACAGCAATTCTCCACTATTCAGGTGTGAATCATCGTCCCGATATGCCACAAGGGTACCAGTATCAGGACGGTGGATGGTTCTTCCCAATCAATCAAAACATTCCTTTGTGAGATGGCTGCCAATTACGGGACAGCGGCTAAAGCTAAAGCCACAAAGTTACACAGTCTACTTGTGAGGACTCGTGATGGGTTTCGCTGTCGCTGGTGCGGGGTTCACAAAGATGACGGCAAGCAGATACAGTGCGCTCATATAATCAGTCGGTCTATCTCGGCTACTAGGACTGATGAAAAGAATGCGGTTGCCTTGTGTGCGTCGTGCCATTGGAAGCAGTCTAAAAACCCGCTGGTTTGGGCGAGATGGCTTGAAGATGAGCTAGGTAGAGAGCATTTAGACGATCTGCTGGAACGTGGCGTTTCGGGGGTGAAGGTTGACTGGGGCAGTGAAGCCGAACGCCTACAGTCTATTATTGACGAGATGAATGGAAATGGATAGAATAGCGACATGAATAGTACGAGAACTGCGCCAATCAGTCAGGTTGAAGTTGAGTCTGAACTTGTCCGCTTGATTGGTGAAATTGAGCAAGAAACTGAAGCATTTGAGATCCTGTGCAAGGATCATGCCCAAAAAGAAGCGTCTTACAAGAGCGCTTGGTATAAGGAATATCTAGCAGCGGAAGGTGCCGTGAAGCAGAAAGAAAGCTGGGCGGGTTACAAGACAAGCGATCTTCAGTACGATTCTATGATCGCTGAAGCGTTGGTTAAAGCGAAGCGTGAACGTCTTCATTCATTACGCACTGCCTGCGATGCCTTGCGCACGATTGCAGCAAATGTCAGATCGCAAGTAAAGTTTTAGGAGAACACTATGGAAAAGCAGTTACTCAATGTGGGGTGCGGTACCCACTATATCGACGGATGGGTCAACACAGATGTGTGGGAAGATCATTCCACAACACCTGATGTTTTGGTAAAGATGGATGAACCGTATCCGTTTGAGGATGACACATTTGATGCGATCTATCTCGGCCATGTGCTTGAGCATATTGCGTGGCCGAAGCTGGGTGTCTTTTTGACAGATATGGTTCGCATCGCTAAGCCGGGTGCCCCGGTCCTTGCTGTCGGTCCTGATGTTCATAAGTGTATTAAGCGGTGGGCTGAGAAACTAGAGCCTTGGGACATGGTTGTTTCTACGATGGAGCATCAGGATGTTGACTCGCAAATTTATCACATGTCCGACGATGGTCAATATCTTACTAAGACTCCGCCGGAGTGGTGGGATGGAGCAGCGCACCATTGGAATTGCTATGAAGATCGCTTAGAGCTGGTCATGAATACACACTTCGAGAATGTACAGGTTTACTCTCCTTACATTGAGCGGGACCTACCCGGCAACCGACATGATTGGTATGACTCACGCACAAACATGCGCTGGCCTACGGTCGGGTACTGGTGGTGGCAATGTGCAGTTATGGGGTATGCGCCGTCATGATCCATAACATCGCTTCAAATATTCAGTCGTTGGCTGTAGACATTGAGCTACTGAAGCCTCTTGAGGTTAACGCACGTCGTGGTAATGTTGATGCAATCATGGCGTCTTACAACAAGTTTGGACAAGTGAAGCCCATTGTGGCCGTAGAGGATGGCGATAAACTTTTAGTTATCGCTGGCAATCATCAGTTAGAAGCTGCTAAGCGTTTAGGTTGGCAAGAAATTGCTGTGTCCATCGTTGATTTAGATTCAGAAGACGCTCTTGCTTTCTCGCTGGCAGACAATAGGATTTCTGAGCTTGGTGAGACTGATGAAAGCGCTCTTATCGACTTGCTATCGGATGCTGTTAGCTTGGACGAAGATTTTTACAGCACCCTTGGTTGGGACGATTTTTCGATTGCCACGATTGAAAACAATGTAATTTCTTCGCAGGTATCAAGTGCGCCTAATGACGGTTGGACTGCCCCAGAGATCACGGTAAACAGGGTTCCTGAAGAGAACAACGTTCCTGCTTTCGTGAGTGACAGTACAGATGAGGCCCCAACTCAAACGTTCAACCCTGAAGGTGTAAGCACTGATACGATTGTGACTCAAGGAAGCACCACAGTCGGTGCGGCTGGTAGCAAGAACGTCGCTATTCAGTTTACTCTTGTTTTCGAGAACACCGATCAACAGGCGGGCTGGTACCGCATTCTTCACAAGTTGAAGGAGAGTCCTGTGTACGAAGGCGCTACAACGACAGAACTTTTGTTTGATTTCTTTGACCAGCATCTGGAGTAAGTCTCGTGCCTCGTAAGCAAATGTATTTGGATATAAATTGTGTAGAGGCTGCTAGGCAGCGAATTCGTCACGTTTATGATATCTTTGATACAGTTTGCGTTCAGTTTAGTGGCGGTAAAGACAGTACGGCTGCGCTGTATCTTGCGAAAGAGGTTCATGAAGAGCGTGGGCTTGGACCTGTCAAAACGATTTTCCGTGACGAAGAGATCATTTCTCCTGCAGCAGAAGAGTTTGTTACTGAAGTAAGTAACTACGATTGGGTTGACATGGAATGGTACTGTCTCCCTCAGCTGCAAGAAGTTTGGTCCATGGGTACCCGTGAGCTAGTTTTGTTGTGGTCGGCGTTTAGGGAAGAGTGTGGCTTGCTGGTCCGGGACTTTCCGCCAAACTCTATTCGGGCCGAGCATTTTGGATTGTCTGGTAATCTACCCCTCCCTAAACGAATAGATGAGTATACAATGCAGGGCAAGCGTGGCCGAACTGCGTTTATTACCGGAGTAAGGGCGAATGAGTCAATGGTCCGGTACCGATCTGTTACTCAGAAGCTTCACGAAAATTACATCAATCGTCCTCAGGGTTTACCCAAGTCAATTCCACTACGGTTTGCAAAAGTTCTATACGATTGGACTTCTGATGATGTTCTTAAGTTTATCACAGAAGAGCATGGTGCTCCTTATTGCAAGTACTATGATTACGCTATGTTGGGTGGAGCAAATCAACGAGTTGGTACGCCCTTGTTTTCTACTGCAGCTAGAAGGTTGACTGACGTAATCAAGACCGAGCCAGAGTTTTACGATCGGCTAGTTGAAACGTTCCCTGAGATAGATACTCAGCGTCAGCTCTGGGGAGAGTACGATATAGAAGCGCTCATAGATGATTTTGTTGCAGATGGGTGGGATGGCGTTAAGGAATGTATCGAAATGCATTTTATTGATGCCGACTATAAGCGTCTAGCTTTTTCTTTTGCAGATAAGTTTAGAACATCACATAAGAAAGACCCTTTTGCATATCCGATTGATCATCTAGTTCGAACCTTGCTTCTGAATTCCGTTGTGGGGAACCCTTCCCCAGTTGGTCCGCAAACGATTGCACACAAGAAGAGGATGCAGGCTCTCTATCAAGATATAGCTGATGCCGATAGCCTTGACTTGCACGACGATTTTAGGTTAAGTTAAGTAAATGTACATTTCAGTTTCTCCAAATAAATTGCAGCCTTCTTTTTGGGGTTCAGTGAACTATGTTGTTTCACCGGACTTCAATAGATTGCGTACCTCTGTTGAAAAGTTTGGCATACTTCAACCAATTGTATGTCAAGCATCTACTGCATGTATCATTGATGGGTTCCATCGTTGGGAGATTGCTAAGCTTCTAGAGCTAGAAGAAGTCCCTATTGTAAAGGTAGACGTGGATGATGTTGAGGCAGCGATACTCCACGTGAACCTGAACCGGAACCGTGGCGTTGTAGTCAATAAGTTCTTGTCAGAGCTTTTGCGAGAGTTGTTTTTAGATAACGATATTGATGGTGAAGATTTCCAAGATCAGCTAGGCTTAGATGATGATGAGTTTATGTTGCTCATGGAAGGTTCTTTAATCAAGATGCGTAAGATTAAAGCACATAAGTATTCGCCTGCCTGGGTGCCGATTGAATCGGCAACAGGAGAGAGCGTTAAGATTGAGCGACCGACGGGCGATCCCGAGTCGCTGTGACAGGAGATAAAATGGGAATGGAATTTAATGCGTATCAGGTTGGTGCTAAGACGACCGCTATTTATCCGAAGGAATCAGCGGTTGAGTACCTGACTCTTGGTCTCGCTAGCGAAGCAGGCGAAGTTGCTGACAAGGTAAAGAAGCACATTAGAGACAGTGACGGGGACTATACTGATTCGGTATTCCGCTCTGCTATCAGTAAAGAAATCGGTGATGTGCTTTGGTATGCTGCCGTGCTCGCCTGGGAGCTTGGTATTGATCTCAACGACATTGCTAAAGAAAATATCGAAAAGCTTTTTGACCGATACGATCGGAACGTGATTCAGGGGTCCGGGGATGAGCGATAAGTCATGGCTTGACCTTGGGACTAGGATTTCGTCTGAGCCGGGGTCCGGATATGAGCGATAAGTCATGGCTTGACCTTGGGACTAGGATTTCGTCTGAGCAATCGAACAACGAGATTTTACTCAAGTCCAAAGGCGACTATACTGTTACACTAAGCCCGGTCTTGATGCATGACGACGTTATGGGCAAGATCGCCACGTTCCCTAACCGCTTTATCATTAACCGAGTTAGTTTGGATCAGACTCACCGCATCATGTGGGAGGTCGTGAAAGAACGTTACTCGGTTGTACCCAACTCTAGCATTTTAGATAGAGCTAGAGATATCGTGGCAAAAGCAAACGGCGCAGCCTCTTTGCATAGTTGCGGGGTGCTTGAGGAAGGTCGTAAGTTTTTCGTGGCCGTTAAGCATAGTAGCACAAAGATCCTGTCTACCATGGGTGAGGATTCTGTAGATAACTATATCGTTGTCATTACTTCCCACGATGGCAGTATCCCTATTTGCTATTACAACCTAGATGTTCGGGCTGAAACAAATTCTGTTTATCGTTTTTCTGCTGATGCAGATTTTAGTTTGCGTAAGCGACACACACCGAATGAGACGATTGATCCTATGGATGCGACAGAAGCTCTCACGATGCGTCAGATTTGGTCGGAGAAGCTTGACCTTATCATCAGCGAGTTTACATCTTCTCACATGTCTGCTGATAAAATGTTCAAGGTGATGGAAAAGTTCTGGTCCACTCAAGGAGCTTCTTCTGCTAAGAAGCGTTCCAACGCTGAAGATGTGCACGAGAAGATCAATACTATTTACCGTCAGCCTCATAATCTTGGCCGGTTCGGTGAAACGAAGTGGGCGGCGTATAACGCTATTACGGAATACATAGATTTCCACAGAGATATTCCACCGATTGAAGCAGCACAGCACTCGTTAGAGTTAGACAACTTCAGTCATCGGCTTAAAGTAAATGTCTTTAATGCGGTAAGAGACGCTTAGTCAGATTATAATCTCAATCTTTTTGCGACGCCCCATACCAAGTCCTGCACAATAGTTGAAAGCGTGTACTGCAGCGTCAACTTGATCGTCGTGTACTCGTGCTTCCGGGAACGAAGAGATTTCGTCCAAAAAGTCTGTGTTCCACTCTGCCATCATAAGGCGAACATTTCCGTTGGCTACAGCTGCCGCAAGTGGCTTGGCTCTGGTGACTTTATCACCAGTAGCGCGTTGGCCTTTGAAGTCATAGCCGGGTAGCACATATCTAGCGTATTGGTCAATAAGGTTTTTACCTGCAGACCCTGGCTCTTGCTCCATCATGATCGGGATTTCGGGACCATCTTCCGCAGCGGTGGCTCTAATGAACTTTTCAACTTTATCGCCCTTCGCCCTAATTCTACGGATATCCAAGATATAGAACACGCCATTGTCAAACGCTCCGAGACAGCCAACGGTCCAGTCAGGGTCCGGGTTTGATTGTGTTGGTTCTGAGCCAGCGAGGTCCCAGAATCTGACGATTTGTGTATCGTTCGAGAATGATGGGATCTCGTTATGGTCGATAACCTCAAAACTTTCACGGTTGAAAAGTGATCCTAAAGCAGTTGACCACCAGTCACCAAACTCCAAACGTTTTCTTTCAACAGGATCTAGCTCCTGCAAAACTGCACGGTAAGAAGCCGGATCAATACCAGGGTTATCGGTCAGCATCGAAGGAATAAAGATTCGTCCACGATTTTTTCCTTCAACAAGGAATCGCTGTCTGACCCAGTTAGGTGCAGGGTTTGTAGCTGCCCGCATTCTCAGCGGTACTTGAGCTAGCGGTCCTGATGCTGGACGACGAAGACGAGAGAACATGTAACGGTAGTCAGATTCTCTAATTTCTGTTACCTCGTCCATTCCGATGAATTGGAATTCCGAACCCTTGTATCTGAGGTAGTCGTTGACGTTGTTGAGGTAACCGAATGTGACTCTTGCACCGCTAGGGAAAGTTGCTGTGTAGCTGTTGGCATTCCAGTGAACGTCGTCGTATTGCATAGTCCAGTCTCTGAAGCGGTCCATGAGGGCGCCGGGTAGTGCAAGGTCAGCGTATGTACGCCTAAACAGGATTGCGCTGTAACCGGGTACGTCTACGTATTGTAGGGCTGCCATGATTAGAGCACTAGATTTTCCACCGCCTGCGGCTCCACCGAAGAGAACTTCTTGTGCAGTGCTTTTTAGGAAGACTTTTTGTGTCATCGACGGTTCTTCGATCCAATATTCGGAACGTTTTGGTTCTAGGTATTGCCGAATTTTGTTCCAGTCTGGAGCTTCGTTAGACATATCTGCTTGAATCCTTGACTATTTAGCTGTAAAGTATAAACATGATGAATTTTTTTAGCCGATCAACGTGCGCCCATCTACTTATGTGTTTTTCTGTGATTCTAATTGGGCTTGGTCTTAGTATACTAAGTTTAGGGTGGGGTTTGGCAAGTGCTGGCCTTGCGTGCGGTATTTATGGGTATCTCTTAGGGGCTGAATAATGGCATGGAATTCCACATCTAACAAATCACTTCGCAACATTGCTGTAGGGCCAGAGGAGCAGAAAGCTGCTCCTATTTCTGTTGGCGCCCCAGTTTCGTACAGCCCTTCTTTGGCGGATAATCGTGGTTATCATGATGGGTGGGACATTGTTAAGGCTTATAAAGAGGGCGTCGCTAAGGTCACTTGGGTGTTTAGAAGCATTGATGTGATCGCTTCAAACCAAGCACGCCTTCCCATGATTTTACGCAAAGACAACAATCCCTTTGGTGAGATTGTCCAAGACGCTGATTTGTTGAAAATCTTCAATAACACTGCCAACCAGGGCGAGAATGCGTTTGCGTTTAGGTATCGTTTGTCTGCTCAGCTTCTCATGAGTAGTCGTGGTGTTTTTGTTGAGGTTGTACGAGGTAGAGGTGGTGTACCCATTGCGCTTCACCTTTTGCCGCCTCAGAATACGTCACCTATTCCTGATGTTCAGAAGTTTGTGAAGGGTTTTGAAGTCAAGATTAGTGCACATGAGAAGCGTACGTTGCGTCCAGAGAATGTCATCTGGATTCGCCGTCCGCATCCTTTGGATCCTTACTTGTCGATGACCCCAATGGAAGCTTCTGGGGTTGCTATCGAAGTCGAAAGTTTGGCTAAAATCTACAACAGGAACTTCTTGATTAACGACGGTCGTCCCGGCGGTCTACTTGTTCTACGCAGCGAGATCGCTGACGAGGATAAAGAGGAGTTACGTTCCCGTTTCCGTGGCAATATCGGTAGAGCAGGCGCTGTAGGTGTAATTTCCGCCGATGATGGTGCAGATTTCGTTGATACTGCAGCCAGTCCTCGTGATGCTGCGTATATCCAGATGCGAACAATCACCAAAGAAGAGATTTTGGCAGCATTTGGTGTACCTGAGTCGATTATCGGCAACTCTTCTAACCGTACTTTCGCTAACGCTTCTGAAGAGGGGAAGGTTTTCTGGATGGAAACCATGTCTCCGCACTTGGACTTGATTGCACGATCGTTCGACAAGATTGATCCTACTTACTACATTGATTTCGATACCGGTAATGTTCCCACGCTGGTTTTAGCTAGTCAGGAGCGGGCGATGCACTATTTGTCAGAGTTCCAGCAAGGTCTAATTAGTGTTAATGAGTATCGTCAAGCGGTGAGCCGTAAGCGTGTTGATGGCGATATTGCTGATTCGTTGTTGGCTAACCCGAATCAGACGCCGATTGCGAATACTGAGAAAACGCAGGAGGAGATTGCTGCTGAGCAGGAGGAAGCAGCGGCGGCTGAGGGCGGTGCAGTTCCGACCAGTATTGCTCCTGGCGGCGGTGCTCCCGGTGCAGGTGTTGGTGAATCATTGGATGCGCAGAGGTCTGCTGCGTTTAGTCAGGATGTTGCTGAGTTTAGTCCTGAGGTTGGCGGGTTTGTTCCTGCTGGCACTGTGCAGGGTACTGATAATATTGAAGCTCCTGCATCAAGAGTTCCTAGCGAATCTGCACTATAGTTTATATAATTACCCGTTTTTCAGTTTATATAAATACGCTAAAGTAACAACCCTCGCCCCGATAACATATACTCAGGGCGCTCTTAGACCTTAAGGAGAGACATGACTTCTGTCGTTATGGAAAATGCATCTGAAAAGGAAGAAGACTTCACTTTTAAGGCCATTTCAGGCCAGATTGGCATTGATAAAGCCGAAGGTATTGTCGAAGCATTTGTTTCAGGTATTGGCAATCGCGATTCAGTTGGCGATGTTGTTATTTCTGGGGCTTTTAACGAATCTTTAAAGCGCCGTAAGCCCCGAGTTGTTTGGGGCCACGATTGGAATCAGCCCATCGGTAAGGTTCTGGAGATTTACGAAGTTTCTAGAAATGATCCAAGACTGCCTGAGAAGATGAAGAATGCTAAGATTGGCGGACTTTACGCAAAAGTTCAGTTTAACCTCAATACTGAGCGTGGTCGTGAGGCGTTCGCAAATGTTGCATTTTATGGAAATGATCAAGAGTGGTCGATTGGTTACAAAACACTAACCGCCGATTACGATGCTATGCAAAAAGCAAACATGCTTAAAGAAGTTGAACTATACGAGATTTCTCCCGTACTACACGGCGCTAATCAGCTAACCGGTACTATTTCTGTAAAAGACGATGAAGAAGGCACAGTGACAAAAATGCATATGGATGACAACGGAATGGGTAAGCCGTCAAATAGAGCCGACGCAATGTCATCAATGATTGGCAATGCGCTTTCTCAAGCTCTTCGTAAGCCGGTAAAAATTATCAGTGTTGACGGAAACTCGGTAATCTTTGAGACAGGCGAAGACATGACATGGATGGCCACGTTCTCAATGGACGAAGGCAACATCATGGTTGGGAAGCCTACGAGAGTGAAGCCTACGATGTCGTATACGCCGGTTGGTGATTCGGCTCCTCCTTCGATGATGGTTAAGGACCCTGACGAGAAGGACGCTGAAGAGCCTGAAGGTATCCGTGACGCAGAGGACGAGCACGGTACTTGGGCGACTCCTGATATTGCTTTAGCATGGTCGAAAACATTTGGTTGTTCTGGCACCCACTCACATGGTGGTGGCTATCTTCCTTGTGACACGCACGAGGAGTACCTTGAGGCACTGAAACGTTTTGATGGTAATGCTAACATCAATGTTCACAACAACTACTTGGCCGGTGTGGAGGTCGAAGAGGCAAAGGATGCTACTGGCGGCTGTTCTTGCGGTACCGAAGAAAAGGGTCATGGGTACGGGGAGTCAAAGACACCTGAGTATCTCAAAGACCCCATGGCGCTTCTTTTGATGGCTTACAACGAGATGTTGAAGCTTCGTGGTGCAGGCACACTACGTGAAGCCACGCTTGAGCTTATTGCTGGCGTTGAGGATTATCTGACGGAGGCTCCGATGTCTCGTCCAATGGAGCAGGGCGAAAAGGCTGTTTCTGGTTTCGTGGTACACGTTAAGTGCTCTGATGATGAGGCTCTTGATGTTTCGTCTGCGCTTTCGGCTGTGCCTGTTTTCTCCTTCAAGACAGATGAGGGCGTGGATGTTCACTTCTCTACGAAGATGGATCATGATGAACTTATGGTTAAGGTAGCGGATTCTTTGGCTACTTTGGAATTTGTTCCTAGCATTAGCATTACAGAACCCATTGACACCGATGAGGGTGCTCAATAAGATACTCTATAAAGGATTTAGGAGTTTATAATGAGTGAAAATCTTAACGAAGACCTTCAGAAGTTTGAAGAAATTCAGGCGATGCTGGACGGTGAAGAGAAGGGCATGCATGAGGACGAGAAGGGTGCGCCTTCTGTTTTCATGACCGATATCCGTTTCAAGGAGATGCAGGATGCTGGTGAGCTAATTTCTGAAGAGGAGTTTGCTGAGCTTTCTGAAGAAGATCAGCTGCTCATGGAGAAGGTTCTTGTCATGGACGAGAAGGGTGATACTCCTATGGGTTGGATGTTCCGTTTCAAGTCAGAAGATGACGAGGACGAGGCTGACGAAGACGAAGCTGATGAGGCGGACGAGGATGACGAGGATGACGAGGACGCCGAGGAAGCCGACGAAGATGGCGAGGAAGCCGACGAAGATGGCGAGGAAGCCGACGAAGAAGAAGCCGACGAAGACGCCGAAGACGACGAAGATGATGATGTGAGCGAAAAGGCCGCAGTCATCATGTCAATGATGCGTGCGCCTAAGAGTGACAAGCCTTCAATTTTCTTGACCGACTCTCGGTTTAAGGAAATGATGGAAGACGGTGAGCTAGTTTCCGATGAAGACTACGATGGTCTTGACGAAGACGCTAAGGGAGCTTTTGAGGCTGTCGATGTTTACGAAGAGGGCACCGGCAAGGGCTATGGTGGACGCTATCGTCGTCGCAGTCCCCTTGAGCTGAACGCTATGCGGAAGGCAGAAGACGAGAACGCTGTTGAAGACGTATTTGAAACTGCTGAAGAAGCGATGGAACGTGCTGAAGCTCTTGGTTGCGAAGGCATGCACCGTGCAGGTAAGATGTTCATGCCTTGCGCTTCCCACGATGAGTGGATGGATCTGAGCAAGAAAGAAATGGCTGCCAAGAAAGAGCGTGAAGCCGAACAGGCTGAAGCTGCTCGTGAAGCTCGGCAGGCTGCTCAGCAGCAGGCACAGGAAGATGCTCCTGCAGGAATGCCCGCAGAGGGCATGAAGTCAGATGACTTCCTGTGCGGATTTAGCCGTAAGTCAGTTAATCAACCATGCGAGTTTTGTCAAGGAGGGTGTATGCCTACCGAAGATCTCCCCGGTTTAGGAGATATTGAGTCCCAGGTCAAGTCACTACATCAAGGTTCAGAGATTGTTGGTTCTGGTTACTCAACAGCAGACGACATTTTCGTTGTCGATGTGAAGCGTGCCGATGGTTCGTGCATTCAGGTCTTCCTGTCCGGCGAGGGCGAGGAGATGGGCTGGCTGCGTATTGATGAAGATGAGATGGATGCCAAGTCTGGTGAGATGCAGGACATTGTATCTCAGGCCGACGCCGAAGACGCTGCCGTTAAGGCTCTTGAGGATCTCGACATCAAGGGCGACGTGATGGGCGTTCTGGTCGATGTGTTTGCTAATCAGGACGTGTACGTCGTTGAGGTTGATACCAACGAGAAGAGCTACGATGTGTTCGTTTCTCCTGAGGGCAAGGTCCTTGGCTTCGATGAGTACGAAGTTGAGAATCCTTTCGACTACGACATGGACGAGGAAGATGAACTGAAGGCTCTTGAGGCTGAGCTTGAGATCAAGCGCATGTACTCTCGTGAACAGCGTGAGGCCATGGCTGAGTCTGGCGACGCTCTTCCTGACGGTTCTTTCCCAATTGCTGATGCTGCGGATCTGGATAACGCTATCCAGGCTTACGGTCGTGCCAAGGATAAGGCTGCGGCTAAGGAGCACATCATGAAGCGTGCTAAGGAGCTTGGCAAGGAAGACATGATTCCTGCGGATTGGAACGAGGAAGAGCCAGAGGCACCTGAAGCGGAGGCTGATGCGCCTGCGGAGAAGGAAGAAGACGTTGAGCTTATCAACGCTTTGGCCGAATTCCAGAACATGCTCGATGGTGAAGATTTGGCCTGATCCGGAAGGGGTTGCAGCTTATGAGACCCGCTCGCTTAGAGCAAGTGATCAGTCAGGCAAATGAGGCATTATTTAATGTAGGCAGCAATGCTGTTGTAGGCGATAGTTGGCACAAAGATACGGTAAAATACTTTTATCAGGATGATGTGCTTGTAGAGTACGTTCCCTTGGACGATGGAAAGGCTTCTGATGATGGAAACTGAAACTCCTGAAATCGGACCTTATTTTTCTAAGGTTGGTCCTGAAATTGGGCCTAACGCCGACCAGTTAACTGCTTTAACTCGTGGCCGTGGTCCTCGTCGTGGCAATCTTGAAGATCTGCTGAAGTATTGGCGTCCGATCATGAAGAAGCCGGGTGGCTTTCGTCGGTGTGTCGTTATTTTGATGGACAAGCCGCAGTTTGGTGGTAAGCCGCAGCGTATTTGTGCTTGGCTTCACCACGAGTTGACTGGTAAGTGGCCGAATGAGGGCAAGGGTAAGCGTGGCGCTGGTAAGGGGAACCGGAAGCGGCGTGGCAAGTTGACTCGTCGTGTTCGTTCTGCTGCTCGAAAAGCAAAGTCTGTTGATTTGAGTCAGCCAGAGTATTCTGGTTCTTCTTTGCGTTATGCTGTGAGCGAGTCTCGTGCTTATGGCGGCATTTTGGTTCAGCCGATTGCGGGTCGTCAGAATGTTGTTGATATGAAGGCTGCTATTTTTAGGCAGTATTTGGATACACCAATTGCTGTTGAGCATGATGAGTTTTCTGTTAAGCGTGTAGGCTTGTTTGGTTCTAACAGTCGCTTTGGTCAGGTAGCTCAGGCTGTCGGCTCCAGTGCTCTTCCTGGCAATGTTAGTGTTGTCAGAAGTCCTGTGCGTTCAGGGATTTATCGTGCGCTAACTCCGGGTGGAGGTAGCGGTCGTGGCCGTCGTTTGGCGGGCGCTGGTCGTCGCTTATTGGGCCGTTCGGGTCGTGGTGCCCGTAACCGGTTCCGTTGTCCGCCTGGGTTTGAGAATGGCGGTACGTTCACTGATCGTCGTTTCAGTACTTGTGGTGCCCAGGTTTTGGGTATTCCGGGGGTTGGTCCGGGATCTCTCATCGGTGGTACGGGTCGGGCGCTGGCTAGGTTAGCTAGAAACGCTGAACTTATTTCGAGTATTGGCGATTTGCGCTCTCAAAGAAATCCTGGCGTCTTTATTCGTGCTGCCCAGATTCCGACCACTCCGAAGAAAGTCAATGTCACTGCTCGTGCCGCTGGTGTTAACACGGTTCTGAACGCTATTGATGATGATCGTTGGAGCATTCGGGTTTCTAAACGAGATGGTGTTATTCTTGAGCCTGTTGCAGGTTTGAGTTTCTTCGCTAATCAGACCGGCGACTTTGACGATGTTGTGGACGGCTCGTTGATTATCAAGAATCCTGATGCTTCGTTTGATTCTCCTGAAATCGTTGAGGCTGTTCAGTCTATCAATGCGGGCTTTAGGGATGTGTACTTTGCGATTCCTGAGGTCGGTGTTGTTCGTTTCGGTAGAGAGGGCGGTGAGCTTAGTCCTGCAGATCGTGCGTCTTTAAGTCGTACTCTACCTACTCGCATTTCTCGTGATGCTGATCTTCCGGATCCGACTGCCGGTCTGCGAGGGTTTGCTGACGATTCTGGCGGTAAGTTCGTTGTCGAGTTCGGCAATCTTAATGAGCAGGGCCGCTTTAATGTTGAACAGGCCGACAACAAACTAGTTAAAGTACAGGGGCCGGGGGGCACGGTTCGTCAGGTTCCTCAGTGGGTTTATGAAACGTTTTTGTCTCGTTCTGCACCACGTCGTGCTAAGGACGATCCGATCTTTGAGCTTGTTCCGGAGGGCAAGTCCGTAAACCCTTTTTTCATAACCGCAAAGGCGGTCCAACCCGATACACTCTATAAAGAGTATCAGGCGGATATTGCGTTTAAGATAGATGCCTATAAGGATCAGGCGTATTTGGGCGGGGTGAACTTTAAGCGTGTCCGTCCTGGCGGTGTTCCTTTGCGTCGGGCGTTGGGCGGGTTTGCTTCGGCATTAGCGTTCTTTGATCCGTCGATCAGTCGTTATCGTTGTCCCCCTGGTTTTACTGGGGGCGGTCAGTTAACGAATATGCGTGGCACTACTTGTGGCCGTAGTTTGAGGTCTTCCACGATGTTAAGCTTGGGTAATTTGCAGGATGCTCGTGGTAAGTTTGCCCGCAACAGACCCGGCTCAGGTCGCTTGGCTGGTGTCATTGTAGATGATATCGAAGAGGGAAGTTTCAGGCAAGGTGTCTTTGAGACTCAGGCTGCTTTCGATGAGGTTATTGCTGACTTTGATAAGTTGTCAGAGCGGCTTCCTCCTGTTGATCAGTTGGATAGGCTGACTCCTGTGAATATGCCTCCGTTGACTGATGATGTGCGTGCAGCTTTGGATAACATCGGTAATGATTTATCTGCTGCTTTGCGTCGTGTTCAGTTTAGTGGGGCTGATGAGTTGGATGAGCCGTCTTGGGAGGCGTTGGCTTCACGGTTGCAGGATATCGCCACGGTTGAGGCGCAGCGTCAGGCGTATCTAGATTTTTACGGCATTCGGTCGCCGGGTTTGGAGTCTGCTGCTCGACTTGATAGCGATATTGATGAGTTTGCTGGTCGTCTTGTTGGTATTGCAGAGAATCGACGTGTAGCGACTACGGTTGATGAAGTCGCAGAAGAGGGTGTGACGGCCCTGTCTGTAGGTGAGCGTGCAGAAGAACGCATTGAAGCTTTGATAGATTTGAACGATCAAGACGGTTTGTGGGATGTGGCAAGCATGGTTGATTATGCTGATCTGCTTGACCAGTTACCGATGCCCGAGACTGATGAGGAAGATCGCAGGTTGGGGCTTACGCAGGAGCAGTTCCGTGATGCCATGGTAAATCAGGTGTCGAAGTATGTGGCGAAAGTTGGTGAGGATCCGGATAGTCTTTCTTTGGAAGAGTACTCGTATTTGTCTTATGCGTTAGGGCGGATTGCTGAGACTGAAGGATACGGCCCGGATCGTAGAATGTTAAGCATGGCGTATGACACCATTTACAATTTAACGGCAGATAGAAGAAGGCGAGAGTTAGGTCAGTTGGATCGCCCAAGTTCTGAAAGATCTGAAGAGGCTTTGATTTACCTCATCTTGTCTACTTCAGAAAACGAGTATCTTGATAATGTTGAAGATTATGCGGCACGTATGGTTGATCGTGTTTACGCTCAGTTAAATGCTTCGGAAGGCGATGCGTACGATCTTTTCACTAAGAACGTTGTTATGGAAAAAGAGCTTGAGAGAATGTTGGGACGTTCTGTTAAGGATATACACAACGTGAGCATGTATGAATCAGTTGCTGATGCCATGATTAATGATATGTTTAGGCGTGCTGATGCTGCTGGATTAACTTATTCGGCAGAAGATAAAGCAGTGACTGAAAGAGTTCTGAAAGACACGATCTCTCATATGAAGCGTGGTTTTGAACTGCAGCGTGTTAGCTCAAACATGTCCAGAGCGGGCGAGGATCTGGACAGATTGTATAGTCAGTTCTTAGATAACGATCGAGATATTGAGAGACTTGTCAGAAGTATTAGCGATCGTGAGTTTGTGGTCGCTATGGCATCTTTGCAGATGTCTATTGATAACTTGTATGGGGTGGACGGCGCAGAACAAAATTTGGCGGCTTTGATTGCTTTCAAAACAGAATTTAGAGATGCCCGTGCCAAAACAATAGGCGATGTTGCTGGAAAAATTAATTATGTTGTGAATGACCCTGATTTGCTGCCTGGACCAAACGATGTTCCTGTCTGGCAGGTTGCTATCCGGGAAAGGAAGAAAGCAAGCACGCAGGGAATTCTGACGTTGGGGCTTTCGGGGCTAACACCAGAGGAATATGATGTTTCGCTTCCGGGCGAAACACCTTATGACACTTTATATCGGCTTCAGTCTGAAGGAAAGCTAGGCGAGTGGGCGTTGAAGCTTTTAAATGCGTCTGATCCAAAGGATGCTAAAGATCGTAGCAAGCGTACGATCGTAGCTGCGTATGATGCTAGAACAGATGACGATAGACCAGTAATGGTTGAGATTGATAACGTGTCAAATGCAGACAGTGTTTATATCTCCACATTCGATGAATTGGGTTTGGTTTCTGATCTGTATGTGACGGTATTTGATGAGGACGGAAATGAGTTAACTCGTCAGAAGGTCAGCCCCACGGGTAATGTGGTACGTACTTTAGCTTTCTCATCTGATGGAAGTTATAGCGTACAGCACGACTATGTGGTTGTAAACAGTAGAGATGATCCAGAGTTTCCTTTTTCAGTGCCCTTACCTGATGGCAGTATTCTAAAGCTGGACAATAGAAAGCGTGGAATTTCTGATTTGCTCAACGCTAGATATTTGGGCATGGCGTTTGCTGCGGGCTTTAAAGAAAATCATAATCTTGATGTGGGTTGGGACGGTAAATATGTTTGGCCGAAGAAAGGTGTCCGTTCTAACACAGAGTATAAGATTAAAAATTTGAATTTAGCGTTTAGGGATTTGGTTAAGAATTATGACGGGGCTAAAGACGCTATAGATAAAGGCCAGTCGTTGTCTCGTTACCAGATTACTGCGTTGCTGGTTTTCGACGGAGACGACAGTAAGCGAGATCGTGTAGCCTCGCTACTGAATCAAAATTTGCAGCTCGGTGATGATAAATTTAAAGACTGGGCGCAGTATCCTGAATTCGTACAAGCTTTGCGGGCTAAGACTGGCAGCAAGCATGAGGGCCACGTTGTGAAGTTGTTCAAAGACTCTTATCTATCATTTAACAATGCTGAGGCCCTCGCTTTGATGGATGAAGTCAATGACTTCATTCCGGCAGGTTCTGTTAGTAGAATAACATCTGTTGATGAGATTAATGCTTTGGGTAGTTATGCAGATAGAAGCAATCAGAAGCTTGGTGATTTTACTATTGATGAAGGTGTTATTGATCTTTCTTCGGCAGACATTAACGAGATAGGGTGTTAGTATGTCTGATTTTTCTACACAGAGTTTTATTACTAACAAAATAATTGAACAGATTGCTGAGAAGATGTTCTGCGAAGTTCATCCTACTCGTCCACGTACCCCTAATGGTGTGGCGCAGCGGTATAATCCAGATTATCGTTCTGATCTTGATCCGAAGCGTGTGGTTACTGGTGCGCCCACGGTTGTTAGTAGAGAGAACGGAAATACGTCGATTGGTGATGTTGAGTCGGCGGTTTATCATGTTGTTGATGGCGGTTCGTTGTCTGCGGTGCCTGACGAGTTTTTAGGTGAAACGATTGTTCGGGATATTGCTGATGGTGGTGGCCGGTTTGAGGTTATTGCGGATCGTACAACTCCGGACGGTATGTTGAAGTTTCGGGATACGTCTACTGGCGTGGTGTATGGTTTGAAGCATCATGATGGTGAGGATGCTTTGGAAGATGCTGGCCGTGTAGAGATTTTGGCTTCTCGTGTTGCTGAGGAGTTTGGTTTTGCTCAGGGCCGTATGCGTGTGGCTAGTAACGTTGGGGAGAATGGTTCGTTTGCGGTTTTGATGGAGATGCCTGATTCGGTTGTGGTTGGGGATACTCGTGATTTGCGTCCGGAGATGAGTGTGTCGCAGGCGGATACTGATGATGTGGTTCGTTTGGCTTTGATGGATTTTGTTTTGTCTAATCCGTCTCGGAGTCCTTTGGACATTATGGGTTCTTCGGATGATGATGGGATGAGTTTGCATCCGGTTTCGCATTCGGGTGTTTTGGTTGATGGCGTGAATTTGAGAGATCAAGAGGCGCTTGCTGATTTCCTTGAAAAGGCTTCTGAGTCGAATCATCCTGCTGTTGTTGAGTTGCGTCGCCGTTTGGATGATGGCCGTGCTGATGAGGTTGCGGCGTCGGTTACTTCGTTGGTTGCGGAGTTGTCGGAGCAGGGTAACTCTGTTGGGGTTAAACGGTTTATGGCTGATACTGGTCGTTTACCTACTTCGGATTATGATACGATGCGTGGTAAGCAGGATTCTGTTACGGATCGGCTTATTACTTTGAGGCAGGCTGATGCGGATGAGATTGTTGGTTTGCTTCGTGGTGATGCGGCTAGAGAACGTGCGGGTGTTGTCGTAGGAAATCCGGGTGCTACTCCCAGAGTTGCTGCAGAGACTCAACGTCTTGCTGATGTTACTGATGCTGAACGCAAGTCTATTGTTGCGGATATTTTTAAAGGCTATCCGCATCTAAATGATTTGATGGAGAATGCTGGAATTGGTCCTGATGCTTCTGATGAGGAGAAGCTTGATTGGGTGATTGGTCACATGGAGGCTAATCTTGAAGAAACTATGCGGCGTGGAAGCATGGTTGATGCTGATGGCAATTTGACTGATGATGCTAGACTTACGCAGGTTTGGTATGATGCGGCTAATCGTTTGGCTAACAATACGGCTGATAAGCATGGCGTGCGGGTAGAGACCGCTGCAGCAGCAATGGCGGTTTTGTCTGCTGGTACTTCCTGGGAGCGCAATGTACCTTCGGCAATTAATGCTGTTAGGATTTTTAAAGAAGATCCCCCTATGGCTGATGTGGCGGAGCGTATGTTTGCGTCCGCTGCTGCCACAAAAGCAAACTCGTTGATGGCTGCTCAAAAAAGATTAAGCGAGTTAAAACAGAAGAAGAGTAGAGCGAAAAAGCATTTAGCTTCAGTTAAAACGGCACAGGCCCGTGTTGATCGCTTAACAGAAGAACTGTCTGTGTTTAATACCACGACAGCTGCCGAGTGGGTCGAGTCTATGGGCGGAAATATGGCGGGTAGAATTTCTGATCAGCCAGATATTGTTTTGGGTAAAGTTCTAAAAGCTTCAGAATCGTTTGGTTTGGATGGGGATGTTATTCGAGAAGTTGGAATGTCTCCGAACGCTGATGGCTCATTTTCTTTTGTTTTGAAAAAAGCGAAGGGAACTACTTCTCATGCTGCTAATGCTGAAAATGATCCTTGGACTAAAGTTGCTCGTATTCTTAAGGCAGATAAAGAGAATCCTGATTTGGGTACAGGGGAATTCGTGCAGCGGTTTATCACTGATAACTTGAGCACGCAGTCAAAAGTTAGATCTTTCTATAACAACATTGTTGATCCTAACGATACTAGGTTCAAGAGTTTGACTGCAGACACGCACCATTTTAACGCATCTCTGTTGATGCTTATTGGTTCCAACGATGAGATAATGAAGACTTCGTTTAAACCAAAGCCGGGGTCGGGCGGGTTCAATGGAAACTATTGGGCAGCCAGGGAAGCAGCTATTCGGATAGCTGAGAAATATGGATTGAATCCTCGTGAGGTACAGTCTATTGTGTGGGAAGCGCAGCGCCGCCTGTGGAATTATCCTACGGATTATGCTCGTAGAAAAGCTAAAGTAATGGAAGGTCTTCGTGAGGCCATGGAGCGGATTCCTAAAACAGAGCAAACTGAAGAATGGTATAGGCGCACGTTGTGGAATCTGTACGAGGAAGTGTATGCTGGAGCGAAAGTCCCAGATGTTGCCATCTTTGATGGTGACCCTGGCGACTTCTTAGTTGATTTGGATAAGTGATAACGATGAGTAATTTTGAAGATTCGCTTCTAGATGTTGATTTTGATGATCCGGGTGACCCTGATTTTGATGACCCCGGTGAAGAAGATGTTTTGTCGATATCAGATTATGTTGATCTCATCCCATTTTTAAGAGAAGCTGGTTTTAGTTCTCTGGCAGATGCGTTCGAGAAGACTATTCAGGCACAGACTGAAAACCCGAATGATGCTAATATAACTACAGGTGATTCA